AGATGAAGATGATGAACTACTACTTGACGATTCAGATGAAGATGAAGATGAAGAGCTACTCGACGATTCAGACGAAGATGATGAACTACTACTGCTGCTTGATTCAGAAGATGATGACGATTCTGATGAAGATGAAGAACTACTACTGGATGATTCAGATGAACTTGAACTTGAACTACTACTCGACTCAGACGAAGATGATGAACTCGAACTTGATGACTCAGACGATGATGATGAAGATGAGCTTGCCGCCGCATACTCATCAAAGCCAATATCCCAAGCACTGCGGGTATCGCCATCTATGTCATCATCAAATGCGAAATTCCCATCAGCCGAAAGATCGGTGCCGTTACCACGGCAAACCGTATCATCACTATCTAGATGATAATCGTCATTATCTGAATCTACATAGGTTGGATTTCCCTCTCCTTCGTCTATGTTGGTCGTATCGGTTACTGTTCCGCTGATCCCAACTGTTGCTTTTAATACATTATTTGTTGCATAAATAGTTCCAGTGGTTGTACCTGATTCGTTTATCCCTTTGTCTATAGTATGAATTGTATTGTTAAAAATATAAATATCGCCAGCTGGTTCTTGGCAACGTACACCCTCATTACTATCTAATAATAAATTATTGACAAAATATACTTCACCGGAATCAGGTCGGCCATATATACATCTATTGTCCACTCCTGCATTCGTACTTTCGTAAACCAGGCAACCAACAACAGCCGAATAACCAGAGTTAGAATCAAATTGTATGGTATTAATATAATTATTACCCGAAGTTGTTTTTGCTACAAGGTCTTGAATATACTGATATTCTTCGTCACAATTAATGACATAATTTTCTGGTGCCGATCTATGAAATTCGGCGCAACTGCCATCACTTTTCGGAATACCGGAGTGTTTTGCCCCAGATGCAGGGCGGACAATACGGCAATAAGCAGCAGAATAAGTACCGCCACCCAGGATGACTCTATCATCATGCGCCCCGGCATAAACCTCTAAAACCTCTGAAACCTCAGAAGAAGTTAAATCATTATCAGTAGCCGCCTCCCATGTAGCAACAGACGAGTAGTCCTTACCACCACCAGAATCATAGCTACTGACATTTTCGTTTGTACCGGTTCTGCGACTGCTTGCCATTACAGGTAATTTCCAGTGACCTTATCAAACACAAGCCCTTCAACTCGAAAAGGCTTTCGAGGTGCAAGATAAGTTAGATTATCTTCATCCAAAATCATAAATGGTTGATAGATATCATTCGGGTTTTTTGCTCGATCAATATCAAAATCAGGAAAGTATTCTTTTAAGGTTCTTAACGGAATACAATAACGGCGCTTTTCATATCTTTTCCGCTTTTCCTCAAACCATCCTAAATATAGAGTTTTATCGTCAAATGCAGGCCCATCAAGTTTCCACAAATCTGTTTCTTCAAGCCCCTCAATTCTTAACCATATATAATCTTTTGTTTCCTTTGTACCGATCACATAATGAGGGTTGCGGACCGCAATAATATCTCCCACACAAGCCCTTTCGCTCGCTGGTATGTCGGGGCGATTAACAGTCAACACCGCCACTTCTACAACCGGCCATTTTCTCCAACGATAACCCATGATCAATCATCCTTTGATATTCGATTAACTACCGCATCCTTTAAATCCTGCAATGTTTTATTCGGCAGATTTGGCAAGGCCGCAACACCCGTTTTTACATCAGCGAGATTGTTCGCATTTGCTATGACCGTCTTATAGTCCATCAGCCATTCACGGACTGCGTTAAACTGATGCTCGATTAAAACATCAAATGTAGCTACCAGCAATCGCCGCATCGCAGGGTTTATATTGATCATATTACGAGCGCTATCAGCCTCTTGCTCTTTTTCATCATCATCTTCATACGCCTGATAGCCGTCTATTTCCTGCTGAGTAGAGTTGCGCACCGTGGTATCGTCCCATTTTTTAGATATGCCGAGTATGCGACGTTCACCAGTTTCAATATCAATGTAATTTGTTCCGTCAGTAAATGTAGGGTCAGTCAGCACTCCCCAGTATTTTGGGTCTGAATCAGCAAAGGTCTGCCCTTTTGTGGATATTTTGATTACTTCTCCAGATGACTTTCTATATAATACGGTTGTTGCCATTTTACTTTCCTTCTGTTACAAATTTATATACAATTTTAGTGCTCATGGAACCGCGTGCATATTTTTCGGTCCTAATGGTTTCACGAGCAATAGACAAGGGTCCGAATGCTCGCTTGTCCTCCCGTATTTATCCGTATATGTCGCAGTATAGACATGTTCCTCATTTGGTAGACCTGATATATCATACCTGATTGACAAATCGTTTTCCAGTGCAATGTTATCAGCCACGATGATACCATCAGCGTATATGGTTGCCGATACGGGGCATTCAGTCAATTCCTCATCCCCACAAGGTCCATAAGGATCACTAATTAGATACGGTCCAGCCTGGCATATACTTACCATCACCAATACTGCCAAAATTGCTAAGAATAGTTTTTTCATTTCTTCTCCTTAGTTTATCGAAACTCCCTGAAAAGATACGCCTTGGATGTTTGCATTTGTGCCATCTCCTTCCAACCCATAAGCCCCGATAATCCAAGTTGGATGCTGGTCTTCTTGAGCTTCGATTGTTACTGACGGTGGCGATGCTGTGTGATTTGTAATGTCGGGGTCAAGTAAATCATCGTAAGAATCTCCAAGGTCGTAGCCAGCATTAGCCACTACCCCATCAGCCGTACTTGTCGGCCAAAACTCGTCCGAAGCTGGATTTTTAAAGTCGGGATTATCGTCATAATTGTCGCCAGCATAGGACTGGCTGTTTAATTGAGTCGCAGTATAGTTTGATCCCTCAATTTCTGCAAAAGTATGTCCATCTGCATCTTGATTGTAGTCATCACAAATATTATTATAAAACTCATAGCCAGACACAAGACCCTCAGTATCTACTACAAATATACATTCTCCACCGACCTTTTTGATAGCGTTATTATATATCTTATTTCCTATTACATCCCCAAGTCCACCGTCTATAGCACTAAGTTTTATGCCATGATTGTTTGAGTTGTTATCGTTATCATAGATAGTATTATTATAGATCAAATTATTTGAGCTGTCATACGATGCATCTGTATACGATAGTATATCTATGCAGCCTTGATCTGATCTTGGGTGTTTAGCATTATTGCAAGACAAAACATTACCATAAATTTCGTTACTGTCGCCGCCGTATATTTCGATACCTTGCCCGTGATTTTTGCAGTAGTTAAATCTTATAATATTGCTATCAGAATTATAGTTAAACCCAATGCAAAAATCCTCATGAGTAGATGACTCGTAAAAATAATTGTATTGTGTTGTATTATTCGTTCCATTTTGGTGCTGAACGCCCCCGTGGTCACTACCTGTACAATGGTTATATTGAAAAGTGTTGCTATCACCACATACCTGAAAACAATCACCACCAGAGGGAGCGGTTTCATCATCTTGGTCATCCAAATCAATTAAATTATATTCTATTAAATTGCTGTCTCCCCCATTGTCGCCATAACAACCGGCCTCTATACCTTCGCTGACATAGAAAATATAGTTATACCTTGCCTTGTTATTATTAGACCTAAACCGTATCCCATATTCTGCTGTATCCAATTTTAGAGAATTTATCTCTATATAAGTTGAAGTAGCACTATCGGGAGTTACAATAAGGTCGGTCGAATCATAAGTCCCATAGAATCGGGGCTTTGTTAGTCCCCCCGAACAGTTTTGCCCAAAAGTTTCGTTTCCGCCATCCTCGTGACTGCCGTCTGCGTTATAAGCGCCAATTATTATATAATCCCCGGAAGTACCGCTGTTCGAAATGGAGATGTTTCCGTTATAAGCCGTTCCGCATAATTGGCGGTAATCGTTACCAGTAGTGATAGTTAGGTCGGACCACTCATCAACAGGACCATCAGCCCCACCATCACATACATGAGTAGTGCCATCACCAGGAGTACCGCAATCAGGATTGATATAGTAATCCGCTCCCCACCCAGGCAAAGCGAAAGCTAAAATAAGAAGTATATATATGTAAAGAAGTCTTTTAATCATCCGCGCTTATCCTGTTTCTAATTGCATTAAAAGCCTGTGAATAGTCTATTTGCGGCAGACCATGTTGCGCTCGTAAAACGTTTAGTTGATCGACAAGCTCTTTTATTAAAGCGATAAAAATTCTTCTATACTTCGGGTCGTTTTGCATTAAGCTTTTTGCATTTTCAGCTATTCGCGCGTTTTCATCGCTTTCAACATATAAATCGAATCCATCAATCTCTTGCTGAGTTGCGTTTCTAACTGTTCCATTGTCATTTATTTTAGTATACCCAAGCCCTCTCGTTCCCTGTGGTGTTCTCCATTCATTTCCATCAGGGAAAGGAGGATCGGTTAGCACCCCAAAATAAGTAGCATCGAACTCTAAAAATTGACTATCGGACACACTTATATCACAAACCTCCCCGCTTGAAATGCGATATAAGACAGTCGTTGCACTTGCGAAGTTAAACGATAAGAAAATAAAGATTGCAGCTAAAATTGTTTTTTTCATAGTATAAATCCTTATGGAGTATAACAAGTCCAGGTTCCCTGGTTTTCCCACACTACCCATGTGCCATCAGTACGGCCGCGTAGTACAACAAAATCCCCAGCGGCTTTAGCGCTGTTATTTGTGATACCTTGCCCCTGTGTACAAGTAGTTCCATTAGGCAAAATAATGTAATCCGTTGCATTTGGCTTTATCTGTAATGCATAGGTATTATTTCTATCCATTGCTCGTAATGTGCTTCCAACATCTGTATCACATAAACCAGAATCAGGGGCGGTTATAGTCTGGACTGCTCCCGATCCAGTTGCATAAACCTCCTCATAGCAAACAGTGGACGAAGACAGATCATAATCGCCTGTTTGTGCTGTGCTCTTTATACCTGCATCGATATACATTGCCTCAATCCCGGCAGAAGAGTCGATCTTTCTATCTGTCTCCCAGGCATTATCACTTGCATCAAAACGAATTACTTCGGTATGAGTACCATTGATAACACATTCTATCCAAAAGTCACCGTACTCGGCATCCTCGGTAGTGGTAGTAAGATTAGAATATAGAGTGCAGGAAACCTCATCCGCATCATCGGCTCCTGCAGCATCACTATCTCGAAATGGTAATTGAGGATCAGTATTACCCTCTGAATCTATACTTCCAACATTATTCAAATCATAGGTATTAACATCAAGATCCTGCCCAAGGGTGTGGAGAGCTTTAACGAGATTAGATACCTGGATCTTCTTAGATACCCCACCATCATTAATATAGATCTCATCCGAATCAGCAGGGATAGCAGCTAATTCCGTAAGATCAGAAAGCTTAGAGCTTGCTCCTACTCCAGCCGCAGCATCCAAATCCTCCTCAAGTTTGCTATCTTCTAAAGCCTCAATCCTGCGGTCAAGATCAACAATCATCTTAGGAGTAGCACAACCTGCCAATAACAAAATTAAAAATAATAAAAATAGTCTTTTCATGCTGGTATCCCCACAAAGAATATTTTATCGACTACACCGTCCGCTTCCCTGATAAGGTCAGTCTGTGGCTCAATGATCAGAATCTTCTCCTCCAATAAACAAATATTGCAGACATGAGCCCCTTGTTGATGTTTGAATGAATGCCCTTTCACCTGCCCGAAAGGAATAGGATTATTAAATTTTAGCTTTACATTCTGCCCTACTTCTCTACTCACAGAGGCGCATAGCTGAAGTGCGAAATCATCACAATCAAATCTATAGCCCCTGAATTTAATTCTTTCTGTTTTATCATGCTTAACCAACCATCGCACATCATCCTCAGTCGGATATTCATATTCGTAATCATTCAGCCAGATATTCTTGCAGTCTGGCCAAAGTTTCCTTATCCTATTTCTAATCTCTTTATACGATATTCCCATATTATAATATACCTTAGTACTAATTTAAAAAGAAAGTTTAATATAGGCTAAATGAGGCTGTTTAAAGCTATGTTCTAAAGCTTTCTATTACCTCACATATATCCTATTTACAGATGTGATCCCTCTCTTACTGTCAATCAGTAGAAGGGATTGCTGAGGGCGTTCAAACCCGACCTTAGATGCAATCGAGTAAGCACTATAACCGATCACTGACCCATTCGCTAAGAATAGATCAGGGTTCATAAATTTATGCCAATGCCCCATTACATCCAAATCTGCTTTACGTCCTTTATTCCATTCCAAGATGGCTTTATTAGCAGGAATCGTCACACCACCTATACCTCCATAATAACGGATTTTATCACCATGATGGAATCGCAACATCACATCATAAATCTGTTTATAAAGGTGGTAGCCCTGCGCGATATCAAAACTAACATTATCATCACCGGCATACCATAGCTCAAGGAATTTATACATTAGCCACTCATAGCTATGCTTCACCCTAGTAGATGCCCGGCTATAACCTTCCTTGCTGTCCCTGCCATGGTTACCATCACAGCCGATAATTATAATTTTATCAAACATCCCTTCTTCTTTCAAAAGACGGATACCTGATATAATCCTATCCAGGCAAAACAGGATCTCTTCCTGAGGACTGCCTTCATTAGTCTCCTTCGCATCATCATAAAACATATTAGTAATTAGATCTCCAAGGAAAGCTAACACGAATGTATTTATTTCAATTCTTGATCGAAGGACATCCACCCATGCTAAACATCCCTGAAAAAATCTCTCTATACTCTCCCTTGCAATCTTACTGTTATAAACATTCAAGCCGCTGACTGTGGCAGGATCAACCACCTCCAGTGAATGCCAATCAGATGCAATCCCAATAATAGTTCCTTCTGCCGTACCAGTCTTCTTAGATCTTGTAATAGGTTTTGGCTCGACATATGATCTTGCCAGTAAATCAAGCCACGAGCTTGACTGCTTAAACTGTTCAAAATCATCCCTTAGCAAATTGTAATCATTATCCTTACGTCTTAATTGGCGCCTAAGGTTTTCAATCGCGGCATCTACCTCATGTTGTTTTGCGGCATCTACCTCTTCTTTAAATTTCTCAATAGGAGTCTTTTTTTCATCAGTCATATGGATTACCTCCACCCATTAATTATTTCTCTCATTTTATCAATTATATCAGGATGGCCCCATATAATAACTCCATCCTTGCGGACTTGAAGATGCTTATACTCCTCGGCATATCGCCTCCACTTACCAATCGAGACACCGCATTTAATCCTGAAATCTTTATCCTCCATGTAGCCAGGTTCATCATTGATTACCAAGCACTTATCAATTCCTTCCTCTATCTTTTTAGGTATAATGTAGCCATCATCATACTTGCTTCTAAACTCATTTAGGGTTCCAGCTGAAATATCTCCCTTCTTAATAGTAGATTGAATAATTGATCCTTTCCTGAATTTATTGATCACTTTTCTAATTGTTGCCCTATGGACACCTAATCTTTTAGCTAATTCGGTTTTATTGAGTGTTGGCCCATATTCATCATACTCGTCTAATATTTGATCTTTAATCTCATCCGGCAATGGTTTCATTCTTCAGCCTCCATGAATTCTATCAGGTAATCCATGATGTCTCTCTTACTAAGCTCAAGCAAGAAAAATAAATCACTGATTTTTATTTCTCTATCTCGAGAGCCCATCTTTATTACTCTATGAGATTCACCTTGAGCCATCAGTACAAAGTCATCAAACTTGTCATCGGAAATTATATCTTCAACCTCGGATAGGAACTCCTTGGCATTGTACATTCTGTGGTAATTTCTATAATCCGATAATTTTTCTACCATTATTTAATCACATGGAAACTGGAGCTTGGAGCTATATAAATCATCAATTACATACTCTGTATCATAATCATAATCAATTTTATGTGATACAGAGATATTACCATAAAACCAATCTAACCAATCAGCAAAAGCCTCACTCTGTTTACAATCCTCGCAGGGTGGATACCTTTTATCAAGATCCTTGTGCTGGCAGGTCTTGCACGGGCACCGTATCTCTTCCACAACTCGAAACAACTTCACTCGATAGCTCCTTTGCCAGATTCGGATAATACTTTCTAAGGAGATTCTCCAGCCTTTCAGAAACCGCTATCTCACCCAGTCGATTTCTATCTAGCCCATGCGTTTCCCAACTGATTTTATTCATTGGATTGAAATGTAGGACCTTGACCGGTTTCTCAGATCGATTATATCTCTTGACGAACCCACTGCAACCGACATTATACGTATTATCGACTACGGTAACCCTATCCCTAAATTTCTTCGATTTTAAAACTCTATTAATCGTTGGTTCTTCTTTCTCTTCCCCTTCCGATAATAAAAATTCTATTACATTAACTATATCCCTTGCCGAATACCTCCAAAAAATACTCCCTCCGTTAAACTTAGAGGTTGAGTATGTTGTAATACCAACATCCTTAATATCAGGTGGGCAATCGATTTGGTTATTCTCCCAACAATCCAAATCATGTGACCATATGATTTCTCCCGCTAATCGGAACTCATTCTTATTAGAGAATATATGATCGACGCCAAACATCTTACTCCCAGTCCAGCAATGCTTGTTTGGTTGCCATTTTACAGTCTTTACACCCATAAATTCAAAATCAAAATTAGCGAGAATAAGGATAGAATCTGGATTCCATTCAAGGTCAAGACTATTTTCTATTTGAGCTTTCAGGATAGTTTCAACACTTTCCTGCCCGTACTTGTGGTGTCCTTTGCGGGCATTGGCAACCATGAAATTAATCATATTATTTATTACCCATCCCTTTAATTATTTTATCACCGACTACTCTCACACCTGCATAAAGGCCAAGCATTGTCACTATATCAGATAGCAAGGTTATGGCAGCTTCTGGAATATCTTTAACCCATATCGTAAGGCCACCTATAATAATCAATCCAGATATCGCCAATGTTCTATCAAGCTTAAATAGAGACATTTGAACTGGCTTTAATTTTTCCATCTTTTCTTTTTCCATTTTATGTTAACCTAACCCTGTTAAATATATCTGAGGTAAATCAAGGAAGCCAATGAATTCTGGCTCCGTTGTTAGCGCTTTCCACCATGCATCATTCTTAGCGAATGGATGGCGACAGAAGTTCCCTTTCTTATCTTTTATTATTAGCCAATATCTACAATCGTGGTCAAGGCATACAACAAAACCAATGACGTTACATTTTATCAGTCGATATATTGGTATCATGCCAATGCTCATCTGAAAAAATCTCTCAGGTGATATTGTATACGAGCTGCCTTTCATCTTAATTAAACCGAGTGAATTATTATCCATACATTACTTCTCCTCTATGTCAAAAACAACCATCCAGACTGGGATGTATCTCTTGCAAAAACAATTCTTACTATCACTTAGACACTTACGGCAATCACCTGAATCATCAAACGGCTCCCTTGGCGGCCTTAATTGATGTATACAAACTTTCCTTGGCGCTTTCATATCTCAATGTGCTCTGTGAAGTTTTTAATTAATTTCGCCTTGCCCCAATGCTTACCTTTGTTAGCTTGATATCGCTTATATTTAAGATTCAGTAGGCTAATAAGAGTATTTTTCCTCTGCTGATATCTCCAATCCGTATGGGGGTAATTATCAGTAGGGTGTCTTTTATGATCATCAACATGAGAGAAGAATTTACCACCAAAGAATAAACAGGTAAAACCAGAGCAAAGGGCTCGATGGAGTAGATCAACGTCATCAAATCCATATCCTTCTATATCCTCATCATAACCGCCAAGCCACATAAAATCCTTCTTGAAAAATCCCAGCCTTCCTCTGTTCTTCTGTTTGCTTTTTAAAAAAACAGGTTTCTTTATCCCTTGGTTAGCTAAGAAATTAATATATGATACGAAATCTTTTTTCACAAAATGATCAGCATCAACACTGTTAACGATATCCCCTTGTGCAAGCTTGAAGGCAATATTACGGCTATGAGTCATACTATAATATTTTGGTTCCGTAGTATGGTAGTAATTAACGATGCCAGCATTGATAAGCATCATCAACTCATCTTTAACCCATTCATCCATATCATCCTGGCTGTTATAATTAAGGAGGACGAACTCAGTCTTGCATTTGAAGCTATAGGAATCAGTAATGTTCTTCAGATAGGTCTTCTTCAGATTTTCGGTGCGACCCATACAGGTCGTACAGATAGATATCCGATAATACTTTTTAACTGGCTTATTATATGGACCGCGATCAAAACGCCTTGGTACAAAATCCCAAACATCATCCCTTAATATTTCCTGCATCAAATTATCAGGCATTATCTCCTCACAAAACACATCAATGTATTTCTAAACCAATCAAAGTCAGCCGACAAACGAAACATTCTCGTCCTCATAACATCATGCTCATAACATCTCTTCCGAAACTCATCAATGACATAGTCATTAGGCTGGCAATTGACATGCCCTGATGCACTATATTGCCCCGGCACTGCCCAGCTTAAAACAAGATATTTACGAGATAATTTGCATACATTCTCAATAAACTGCTGCTCGTGCTTCTTAGGGATATGTTCACCCACCTCAAGACACAACGAGAAATCAAAATAATAGATATCATGAATTGGTTTAGATAAATCTACCTGGACTATATCCTCATAAATGCCAAGCATGGTGACATCAGCGGTGCCTTCCAGCCCAACAATATCCCATCCCTTATCTGCAAAGTACCTGCAATACATTCCAGAGCCACATCCAATATCCACCGCCTTCATTGGCAGCGAATACAAATTATGGATTGCAGCGGCAAGTGACTCATCAAACTTATGCCGCTTCTTAGCTATTTTCAGGGACCATATCCCGGTTTCAGGATCTACATTCATTTTTTACCAACCAAACATGCTCCTCAAATGTTTCTATATTTTCTTCGCCGAATACTTCATCAACCGCTTGCTTCACCCCACTCCAATGATTTCCATAGTCATGCCCTGTAAACAAACCGTTCTTTTTAACCTTCGAAAGCCAGGCTTTTATATCAGCCATTACATGGCGGTAATAGTGATTGGCATCGAGAAAAGAGAGATCAAAGTAGGCATCAGGAAATATATTAGCAGATATAACCGAATTCATCCTTAGGACGTGCAACTGAGGATAATATCTCATCAAACGGCAGCAGTAGAAATACATCTCTTCCCAGTGCTCGCTTGAACGGTTGGATTGTTTGCCATGCCCATCACTCATAACTTTCCATTCATCCACCGCCCAGTATTCTTTTATACTCGGGCAGGTCTTAAGCAGGCGTTTAGTCGTATCGCTTTTCCAAATGCCTATCTCGATTACATTTTCACATTTATGCTTATTTATAAGCTCTATGAGTGCATCTGAATGCCTAACTTTCATTCTTCTTTATCCATATACTTGATGGTCTCAGAAAGGTAATGCCATCTTCACTAAACATTTCATCCACCGCCTGCTTAACCCCTGTATGATTTGGTTCATTATAATCGTGGCCCATAAATAAACCGTTATTTTTAACCTTCGAAAGCCAGGCTTTTATATCAGCCATTACATGGCGGTAATAGTGATTGGCATCAATATAGATCAAATCAGCGTATCGGTCAGGAAAGATAGAGGCTGCTTTAGCTGAATCACTCCTTATAACTCGTAGTTGAGGAAACCACTTAACCATCATCTCACAAGCATAAAGATGAATAAGATCCCAATTATCTTGGGATCTCTCGCCCATCCTACCGTGACCGTCTCCAAGATACCGCCATTGATCCACTGCATAATATTCCTTAATAATATTATAGCATACAGGATGCTTGCTCATAATATGCTTTATCAAACCACTTTTCCAGATGCCTACCTCGATTATCTTCTCACATTTATGATGTTTGATTATATTTGCGATCACAGAATGGTGGTGTTCGTTTGGCTTCCTAACTCTTGTACTCATAACTTATACCTTATACCTTATTATAAATTCTCTTCAACTAACTCTATAAATTTCTCTACCCGTTTCGTCATCGAGAACCTTTCTCTGACAAATCTCATGCCCTCACTAGCAATTCTTTTTCTTTCGTCAGGATGGTTTAAATAAAAATTAATCTTATCTACAAAGTCATCAATATTATCAAAATCAACAAAGTGTTTCCCTGGCTCATATCCAAGGAATGAGTAATCTGGTGCAGTACTATCAGAAATTAATAATGTGCCACAAGCCATTACCTCATTTACACGATTATTCAGAATACCTAATTTAATAGATTCATTTATACAAATTTTAGATTGGTTAATCTTGACTACATAATCATCCCAACCCACCTTACTGGTAAAGGTCGTTATATTCGGGAGGTCTTTAATAGCACATATCATACTTTTTCTATATCTATAAAAAGATTTTCGACTTGCATACATTGCAGAAACATCGAAAATCTTTTCAACATCTAACTTTCTAAATCTCTTTATCTCAACACCCGCTGGTAGTAAGAAAACCTTCTCTGATATACCTCGCTTTTTTAAATAGTCAACAGTAGGAATTACCTGTCCAAAAGCAATATCAAATTTATGGCTACTAAAAAAATACTCATGCTTTCGCCCATAACTACACTCAGGGTTAGCCTCAAAAAAGCCAGCGGAGATACATACCTTAGGAATTTTCACCTCATTAAATCCTGGAACTATTATCTCAGAATACGACCATAAAATAATGTCTGGTTTAGGCCACATCATATCAATGATATCTTGTAATAGCATTTTTTTATTATAAAATGCTGTATATCCCTTGCCCCAAAAAGTTACATTATGATGGCGAGCTAATTCCTCACGAAATAATTCCTCATGCCAATCAATTCTCCGACCCTTCCTCATTCGATCATAGACATCATATATACGTTTCGGGCCAATCAATAAAATATTCACTGATACATCTCTTTTTTAATTCTTTTAATAACTCTATTAATACCAGACCAAACATCAATAGATGGAGTAAATTTTAAAATATTCTCTTGGAAAAACAAATCAGGTATTTTAGTAAGTGTCATCCTATCTGGCAACTTCTTAAATTTTATCAGATCATTATCAATACCCAATCCATGGGCTATAAATTTTGCTACTGTACTCATTTTAACAACTTTTGGATGCCCTATATTAATGACATTATATTTTATCAAAGAAAAATCAGTATTAAGTAAACGGCTAAATGCAACCATCGCATCATCAATATGCATCCAACTTCTTCTTGATCCACTATGAACTTTTATATCTCTTCCTGCATATAAATCTGAAACAAATCTAATAATAGCGCTTCTATGATTACCAATAACTTCATTTCCCCCATAAATCATAAATGGTCTAACCGTAACACAACTCAAACCATAATTCTTAATTTCATAATCTACTAACTGTTCAGCAAGATATTTGCTAATACCATAACGATTATTAGGATTAGGAGTTAATTTTTCTGACATAATTTCATTAGTATTACCATAAACTTCAGATGTAGAAAAATTAATTAAAGAAGCACCATACTTTTTACAGATTTGAATAACATTATTTGTACCAGTAACATTAGTATCAATGGCTAACTGAGCCTCTTTTTCACACGTAACCCTGCTAACAAATCCAGCCATATGATAAACGAATTCAGGTTTAAAACTATCAATAATAGAACTAGAACAAGGATATTTAATATCCCATTGAATATAATCATCTTCATGCAAAGATACGATATCTACCCTCAATACATCATGTGAAAGAGATCTTAAATAAGGAACAAGTTCGCAACCAATATTACCCTCACTGCCAGTTACTAATATCCTCATTGCCTACAAAATTATCCAAATCTTATACAGTATATATCCACCAATTCCGAATATAACCATAAGCAACAAAACGATTATCAAAAGGGTAAATTCAACACTCATATCATCCAACATAGCCAAATAAAGAAGGCGACTGCCATCAGGCAAGCCGCTACCCTGCAAAACCCTGCCATCCACTTAATAAAGTATTCTAACCCTCCACCTTTCCCATAATAGTCAGACAGATCAGGATCAGGTTCTGGCAAATTAGTAATCAACATAATAACTCCTCTAATATTGATACCCACCTGGTGGGATCGAGGTTATCCTTTGCCCACTGCTTAGCGTTCATCCCCATTGCCAAGCGGTATGTTTCTTTCCTTTCCATCAGCTTCAAAGCATACTGAAAACCGTCATAATCTATGCATTGGAATCCGGTATCACCATGAACCACGCGATCGGCTGTTCCATCCCTTGGCTCAGTAAGTACTGGTAATCCGGCGGCCAGAGCCTCCGCCACAACTCTTGGATATTGATCTCTCCACCGGTTGCTAGTTCGATAGAGATACACATGGCCTCTTGAAAGGAAATCTGTGATGGGCATTGCGTTCCATTCGTAAAACTGCATCCTTTTATTTCCTCGGAAATGATTAACCAGTTCAGATGGTGCGGCCATAAATTCAAATCTTGCTGACTTGACATTCTTCAATAACCTCTCATAGAATTTCGTATCAAGATCTTTATCAAGGCATTTCTGCCATACATGGATTTTATCGCCCCCTGTGGATTCTGTGGTGACAAACTTTCGCTTATCGGGTTTACAGTGCTTAAGGACTACAAGCTCATCATCCTTACTTCTCTTCGACGGTTCAATATCAAGGAATTTATTCAGATCTATTGCGCCGAAAAGGACAATCTGCTTTGTACTGTCAAATCCAATCTGATCCCTTGCCCATTCCTGCTGCTTCTCTTTATTCTGAAAGATGACGGCTTTCAACTTTCCAGACTCACTCAACCAATCACATTTTGGTAATGGACCGTTGACATAATTTATACCAACTATCAGCGAGCGACATCTATCAACTAGTTGCCTCGATATCGGGTTCTTGACGAAATCCCATACTCTATCATTGGCATAAAATAGGATAGGCGAATTATCGATATGATTGATCATTCCTTCTTTAAAACTGCATGGCTCAGGTTTAAATAACGAGGCATTACGTTCATTCACTTTTCCCCAAGGGTATAGCTTAACTTGCCACCCAGCTTGCCTCAGCAAATTTGCAATCATACAAAAGGACTGCTCCCCACCACCATCAGTATTCATATTGCCAAGTAGATTAATCCTTTTATCTGTATAACTATTTATCTGCCTAGCTTTATCTCGGTCATAAATATAATCCTGCTTATCCTTGTCATATCCAACTGCATCATATTTATCACGATTATAAACATATGGTTCATTTGGACGACGTTGCCCAGGTTTAAGACTAATATCATTCTTTTGAGAAGTAGGAAGATATTCCGTATCTTCTTTATATAAATCTTCCGTCATAAAATCATGGTCTTTAGTCTCAGGCAGTGGAGTTATAGGGGCATCTTTTAATTCTTCCATCTCATCTTTTAATTCTACGACGGATTCCTTGACTTCTTTCATTTTATTTTTCAGCTCACTAGTGCCACTCCCAAGTGCACCATATCTATAAATCATCTTTAGTCTCCCACTTGTTCCATCTTGATATCGATACATATCTCCCTCATAGTATCGTTCTATAGCACGGATGACGTCATCCGCTTTTATTGTGTCCATACATGCCTGCACCTTTTTACCATCAACATCATGGGTTCTATAGCATAGACTCTTATTATGTTTCTCGTCCTTTTCAACTGGCTCAATCCTTGCTCTCCAGCACGCAGGCTGGCAGCAGCTATGAGCTCCATTCGTATGAAGGATCTGGTGATTGCAATACCAAGACCATGTCGTAGGCTCCCGACCACCAAATATTGATACACAAGGCTTACGGCCCTTACCTATCTTGGAGGGAATGGCGGCGGTAAGATGCATGAGAAATGATGGCACGCAAACGGTGCCAGTAGCATGATAAACAAGGGGTATCAGCCCTCGAATATCATCGTTGAAATAATCAATAAGGTTAATTGTATTCTTAAGATCAAATTGAATGTGTTCACTCTTGCCAATTACGACGAATTTTATTTTCCCTTCAAAATAATCAATAACATCTTGAAACCGCCGCCAATCCCACAGCTTAGCCGTAAAGTCCCACTTACCTCCTGGCGCGATGACCCAGTATTCCTTCACTCCATAATCACGTTCAATAAGATTGTTTTCTTTCTCTTCTGATGTTAGATGAATATCACCTCTCTGCCTGGCAAACTCTTTACAATGTTTTTTATATCTCTCCCTCAGAGAGATGAATGGCTCTCTGGCGTTTTGGTTCTTCCCGGGGTTCCCCAAAGACGGATCACCTACTGACCCGTTGGCAAAGGACGCGCAAAACTCTCCGAGGGAGATTGGAAGAGGCTGGTGTAAGTCAGCGACGGCAATCATATCAAGCAAAAACATAGTAGTAAAATGAATAGCAGCATTATTCGCATTACCTACCGCTGGGTAACCAACCTCGTAAAACTCAACTCCTGGCTGATTCTTGTTTAATCCACGTTCAAGATATGGATTGTTTTCCCATAAGAAATTATGATTCGATTCAGCATTAATCAAGATATCGGGGAAGAGTAATTTAAAATCCCTGATACCTGCTGTGAACATCAACGCATCGCCAATACAACGATCATGTTTGAAGACGATCCTACGTTTCTTAGTATCGATATCTGACTGCTTAATATTGGCTGTTTTTGGTACGATTTCTATCTGCATATACTTCTTAATATTACCCAATAGGAGAACGTTTAATATAGGCTAAATCAGGCTGTTTAAAGCTATGTTTTAACCATTAATAAAGACTTAATTCACTAACCTCTTCTTGCAAATAATCAATCAATGCTAAGACCAGCTCGACATCTTTTGGCAAAAATAATCCTTGTTCATCAAATAGAAAAATATCGCTGCTGATGATTAGGAATACTCCACCCACTCTTCTATTCAGTTTAGCAACCTCAACAAGTATGAGGTCTTGAAAATCAGAATAGGTTACATTGCCTTGAACGAATTCCTCCACTTTTGTCGACCACTCATTAAATTTTTCAACATAATCATCGTCAAACAAAGCTGGGCTTTTAGCCGCCACAGTTATAAGTCTTAATGCACGACATGGATTCTCGATCTTTTCAGCAATCAATGAATTCCAAGGATTAGCATCATACTTGTCATAAAGATCACAATCACGATCATTATATATAAACGATGATCCACATGATGATAGCAACAATATACTCAAAATAACAGCTAGTGTTTTCATATCCTTCGCCTTATCCTTTAATATTATCAATCCTTCCATCTACAAAACATCCTAATATTCTTCTACCAACTTTGGTGAATATAATAAATCCAAATAAGAATCCGCCGACCGGAACAGCAAAGCAGACCAAAAAATTCCACCAACTTCTTCTTATCCATTCTTTAATCATTTTGGTTTAGGCAGCATCTCATGAGGCGTTAATATTTTAAAAGGTGGCAACTTATCATCCATATCTGTACCATCACCTCTTCTGGATGATTTTTTAATACCCTCTTTGCCTGTCATCATAGCGGAGCCACCGCGTTCTCCTTTTTTCTTCATAGCCTCAATTATTTTCCTATGCATCTCCTCCGAATATTCTATCTCGTACGCACGTGGTCGTCTGGAACCAGAATAGACGAAAGCCTTTTTAGGATTCATTAAATTGGACAGATCCTGCCAGTGATTGGGCTCCGTATTAATCCAAAAGTAAATCGCACCGTCATTGCTTGGAGAAGGTTCAACGATAAGAGGAGGACTGATGACTTTCGCATTCGGTGGGATATCTTCTTTAACTGGCCAACCCATCATATTCGGCAGGGCAAGGAACAATATGAGGCTATAATAGATCATCATCAAAATAATTGGTACTCGAATTATATAGCTCCCTTTTGTTTTAATAAGATCCCAAATCAACACCGTAGCAAGCAGTATATATCCAACTATTAAACTCCAAGTTATATCAAACATCAATTCACCAACCCTTTCGGAAGATCACTGATAGACATAATCTTACCTTGAGCAGTCATCTCCAATCGAGCAACGGTCGCCTCTTCCCATGATTCACTAAGAATGATCTTCTTGTTAAATATTGGTGTGAGTTTAGGATTCAGCTTATCCATCACCACACTCACCTCTGTCGGCTTATTGGTATTATCCATATAGCGGTGAATATTGATAATCCATTCACCTTTGATAAATCCCCTTATTGTCACAATCTCTTGATTATATGGATATACCACCGTGTCACCACTTGGCAGAAAGACGATATCGTTTATATGCCCTTTATCATCACGATCAATATGGATCAACCCCTTCTCTTTATTTCTGAATGATGCCACATTACCTGCGGGATCGCTTATCCATATATCAATGTCGTCTGACTTCTCATCACTCTCAGGCCAAGTCATCTTGATAACAAACTCAGCTTTTGTTGACAAATCATGCTGTTTTTCTATGATAGGCCGGATCAAAAGAAATGAAATAATAAATAGAAAACCAAACCCCAGTAGAAGGTTGAAAAGAAGATCTGTGAATGCGACATTATCGGTTTTCATTGTTATAAACCTGTATCTGTAATAGAATACTTGCAATCAAGCCAGCAGCCGTGGTGACCAATGCTGTTGACATACCGTGGCTCATTTGACTCAATACAGACTGCATACATTTGACATCCTGGACGTTCACATCCGATAAAGCCACCGATAACATTTTCATAAAACCAAGCACTGTTCCAGTCATACCAAGTTTAGTCATCAACCCGGTACAAAACTTAGGAAAGGTATCATCACCATATTTACGATAGGTAATCGCTCCCATCTGTATCGAGCAGTAAATAAATATGCCAAGGATTAGGAACGATATCTTTGTGAAGTCAGCTTGGTTGACATATTTAAACCCACCATTGATTGCAAAGAATGTCAATCCAACACTTGTCAGAACAACGATTAACCACCATCTTAAAAATTTCATTTTTCTTCCTTTATCAGGCCCCACTCAATCGCTTCATGGGTCCAAAAGTAAGTTGTATCCTCAATCATATCGCTCCATTTCTGCCGTGGTAGATTTGAGTTTCTGCAAAGGACATCAAGGTAGCGTTCTGTCATTAGATCAAACATTCGATCCAAACTCTTAACATCGCCTGCTGACAACTTCGAAGATTCAGAGGATGGGTTGAGCCCAATCTCATGTACCATGAACATTGTATTAGGCAGGGCTGATCTTTTTTCCACTGATAGGAAGATCATCATAGCTGCCGACGCCACAATCCCCGACGCCTCAACCTCCACATTATATTCCTTCTGTAATGCTGCCAGCATATCCCCTACCGCAAACCCACTCTTTGCCACCCCACCGTAGCAGTCAAGGTATATTTTGTAGTCTGTCACATTAGGGTAAAGCTCTCGAATTAATTGGATATCTGACCAAAGGTATACTTCATCCGTTCCTGCTAATGTATAGATTATCTTCACATATGCCGTATTGTTGATGACCTTTGTAATCGAAGAAAGGGTGGGCTCATTGTAAGGAACTTCCATTGTTTTTGTCACTATTTCATCGGCTTTTATTACTGATGGAAAGCTGACAAAAAGAATAATTAATAATGATGGAATAATATTTTTTAATTTCATTTTATTTACCTTTATCTATCTTTATGGTTTAGGTATTATTTGCTTGATTCAATTAATACAAACCTATCCCTGGATAATAACCACCAGGGCCTTTTTTCTTTTTCTTATTACATTTTGTATCATCTTCTGAATCGCTTGATTTAACTTCTGGATTCATACTCCCTTGATCCTTTTGGGCTTCCATATCATTCCCTTTTTCGTCTTTGAAGGACAGCCCGATATCAGTCTCTGAACAGATCGCGCGGAGCATCTCTATTATAATTGGTTCATTCTTAATGGGACCGTGGACGTGGATATGCCCATCGGCTCTTTTGAATACAGTCATATGATCCATGATCCCACGGCTACTGAGGAACTCCTTGCCTTCCTCTGAACAGTACCAGCAGTCACCAAATGGTTTAACGTTTAGATTTAATTTCTCTCCCATTTTCTTCTCTCCCATTTCTTTAGTTATGGTTTTTGATATACTGATCAAATGAGCCGATCAGGTTACTGAGCCTTGAATTGGTTATGGATAAGGAGTTGACGGCGGAATCAAGCCTTATCCTCACCGCCTCTTGCTCTTTCCTTAGCTGTTCTATCTTGTCCCTGTTTGTTCTATCCATCGATTCTATCTTACCACAGATCATTTTATTACAGGCGGTTTGGGTAGCTTTACAGTGCTCTTTAAAATCATCCTTTCTGACGAAGACATTACCAGACCAGACCTTCAATATACCGCCTACGGCAAGGGCGACCGCTCCGAGTGTCCAGCCCCACAAATTCAATATCTTCTCTGGCATTATTTCTCTCCTTCCAATTTCAACTTGTGTTTCCAAACATTATTTCGCTCACCGGGATAGTCACAGCGGTCACCATATTGACGACAGAAATAAAGACAACAATCACCATGCAGCGATTTAACGGCAGCAGGGCAGGTCTTTTGCCCATCTTCCCAATTCTTCTTATTGCATCTCCATATGCCATCGTAATGACATATCAGCTCTCTATCGTCCATTATTTTTGTTGAATCCTAAACATCAATGACTTCCTGTTCTTGATTCTTTCTCTCGATAATTGACTTCTGACTCAAGTAAGTAGTCCGCTTAAGCCCCAATCGCCTTGCTTTTTCAGCATTGGAACGCCCCCGTCTCTCCACGATCTCAAAACACTTCCGATGGACTAATTCATCGATTTCTTTTAACTCCAATAACCGCCTGAATAAAAGCTGTTCAAGCGCCTTTTCAAGCATATCCTCATCACCAGTAAGCCTCGACTGTTCACTATTATGCCGCATCTCAATGTCATTGAGGTACTTCAGGGCTTTGGCTGAATTTCTTACAACTTGATTGTTAATCTGGGCTGCTTGGACGAGAACCACATTCCCTGAAATGCTGTTAGAGAGTTTAGATAGGACATCAGCCCCTTCTTGGTCGACGATCATGCTTTGGGTAATATTGCTGTTACGAGAATGGCAAGGGTTATCAAGGATATTATTCAGACATGCCCTCAGGCAATCGATGCTATCCTTGACCGGAACTAATTGTTTTGTCATTTTCTTCCTCCTCATAATAAATTATTTTGCTCCTAACTTATTATAAGGATTTATAACAATATTTCTTTGATGCATAGGATTACCTCGCCGCTGTCGCAGCCCACCCCGTAACAATCAGCGCCCATAGATTATCCGTGATGCAGGAAATCTGAATCTGATCACCACTTGTGAAAATCATCTTACAAGCTGACGGCGACCAGCGATACCAAACAGAATTACTCAAAGCATAACTCAAAAACTGCATATCAAACGTGGTTGCAGTTGAGCCACTTTCAATCGCATCCAAAGTGGCCCGTAGATAGATATCCGCAGAGCATACCCCAGAAAAATTAACCATTATAGTCCCAAGTTCAAATGGTCCATCTATATCAACGGTCTCATCCATATTGCCAACCGCACCGTCACCATTAGCAAAAAAAGCAAACTGTTTATAGGTCCTATTGTCCAGCCATCGTTCTGTAAATGTCATTTTTTATTGTCCTTTCATGATTTATACTGAAACTATCCTCACCGTAGCGCCTGTCCCTATCCCTGACAGCTTCTCTAATGCACCACTCGCCGCATCAGCTTGATCAACAAAAGGACCATCAGGGGCTATATCAATCTCATCTAAGAATGCTTCATTCCAAGGACCGCGGACAAGTAAGACATTTCCCGCCTCTGCCTGACTTGCCAACGGCCCCCATCGCTGTGTTTTAGCAATATGCACAGCATTCCCTCGAAATTCAAATCCTCTTAAAATATTCCTGCGGTAATAATCAATGACTGTCTTTCCAGATGACCCTGGCTCCTGCTCCATCCATATCGGTACCCCGGGGCCATCCATATCCGCCACTTGCCGCACGAGAGTTTCAACTCTCCTTGGGGTCAAACGGTCTCTTACCATTGATGTTATAAAAAATAAACCATCTGATGTCATTGTCATCTTACAGCCAACGGTATAAGCAGGCTGATCACCTTCATCATCTGCTTTTTTGGGGTCTGCTTCAGTCGCTGCCATATCCCAATATCTAATAGTTTTAACTGACCTCTTTGGAGCTTCATCAACAATCGGAAACCAACTGCGGCTGAACATCCGCCCTTGTGCTCGTATTTCCCAGTCGCCTTTTTCAAGCTGCTGCCTTGTTATAGGATCAATACCACTTTCAGAAAACGTCGTTTTATATTCGTCAGTATCAAGATACGGATTATCATCCATATTAGCAGGGATGAATACACGACTCCCTCTTGTGTATGGATTAACATATCTATCCTTTACCCATGCCCCTCTTGCCACTTGTTCTCTTAAAGGAGGATTAGAGGCGCAACGGAATCTAATCGGAACCGGGCTATTCTCCAACCTCCTCATACGAGAAAACATATATAGAGCTTGATTCTCCCGTATGCCGACGACCTCATCGATGCCGACATACTGGAAAGCTGATGACATATAATTAAAATGATCTTGGGGGCCGCTGAGATAACCGAATGTTAAGGTGGCTGGAAATGAATTGGTAGGAAATTCCCAGTAAGAACCATCCCTCCATCTGGCATCAGTGCCTTGAAGCCATTCATGTGATCTGGGGATTAGCCCTTCTGGCTTACTTAAATTGGTATAGGTATCTCTAATTAGGATAGCATTGTAGCCTGGAATATCAACATACTGGAGGGCTGCCATTAATAAGGCATCACTTTTGCCACCACCTACCGCTCCGCCGTAGAATGCATCACGACAATTGAGTAACAAAAAGGCCTGCTGCTTTGGAGTAGGTGCGTGTGCAATGTACTTAGTGAATCGAGGTATTAGCAGGCTTTTGAGCTTCGGCTGAGAGGACACCAGATTCAACCAGTATTCGGATGACCTCTGCGGTATGTTCTGAGCTACTCCTTGCAATCTCATCCACCACGTGTGTATGGGTATGCTCTTTTGTACCCTTTACGGTCTCAGTCCGCTCATCTTTCCTAACCCAATTAAAGCGGTTAGTCATATTCATCATCCACTGGACTGAATTAAAATTATTTTTTCCAAGACCTAGTGCATTTCTCCCCATATCCAACCACCATGTCTCAGAGAGGGTCTGCCCTATCTGAACAGCCACCGCGAACTCTGGATGCTTATTCATCCAGGCTTCCATCGTGTCTTTAACAACACCTATTTCACCAGCTACCTCAGTCAACCCTCTGCCAGTTGACATCAACTGGATAACTTGAATGCAGGTCTGATCGCCTTTATATTTCGTAGGGGCGCCATAATTGTTTCTACGGCGTCTTGGCGGTGGTGAAGTTCCATTAGCTGCGGCAGCGGTAACTTCTTTTTGATACTTTTCTTCTTCTATTGTATCGAATTCTCTTCTTTTTTCTTCTATCTCTCGTTGATGGGATTCGAATAGAAAACGAGCTTTATGAGCCGACATAAATTCAAAAGGATTACCGTTACCGTCACCGTTCTTTTTATTCTTTGAACCAGGTGGACGGCCTCGACCTCTTTTTTGCCCATTTATTGGAGCTTTACGCTGTCTTTTAAAAGCCATTTTCTAAGAATTTCCAATCAGGTTACTTTAAATTATAATATAGTACCTAAAATAATTAAATAAATTTCTATAAAAAAATTAAAAATCAAAGGAAATCGTAGAAAATAGCTAAAAATATATAAAAAAAATTAATTTGGGGCAATATATCCTGATAATTATTTATAATCTAATCTAATTAGATCGTACAAGATTAGGAAATTTTTATTTTATATATTATATTAAGGGCAAATGAAAACAAAACCAAATAAAAAACGGCAGGGGGCGAAACAAGGACCCATTAAAAACGATCAGATCACCGGCTGTTTTTTAGACTGCGCAAATAGCGCGGTATCCGTCATCGAAAGATAAGTGAACGGAATCAAGACACTTTAGGGCGGAAATTGAGGACAATCCCTTAATTGGCTGAATCGAATCAACGATCAGGGTTCAGTAAGCCAGTTTAAATTGCTAATTGATTAACCGAGCGAAAAATACGTGGTTGATATGGATGAGCTATCCTTTTATATATAAAGGATGTCTGATCGATATTAACCATAATAAATAGATAGGAGGTAAAAAATGAAGCACTCTACGGATATCTATTCATTCTTTCAAATATGGAAGGATGGAAAGATAAAACCAACTCCCTATGAGGGCGGTGATTCAACCCTTCCTAAAGGCGAAAGCGTTATTTTCGCCTTTAGGGATAGAAGGGTTTTAGGAGCAGAGGTCGTGATTACTATACCAGATAATATCCCCCATGAGGTTGGGGGTTATTATGCGTATGGTTACGATAATGCTCTTCACATCAAAGAGGAGCTTTATATCAGGCAAGAAGTTCCTCTGTCAATCTGCGATGTAGAAATAGATGAAATCCCAGAAATAGATGATTTCGTCTACGATTGCCCTGAAAAAATTACAGGCAATCCTTTTACGGTTAGTTTTCGTAAAAAATCGCTTGCCTTTTTATCAACATATCAAAGGAGGGAAAAATGAAAACTATTAGTAGCATCAAATTAGAAGGGCTAACGACCGAGGTAGGGTGCCATGACGACGTTCCCCTACCGTGGGGAACTGTAAACGTCGAAACCTGCCGAATTAGCGGTAGGTTGCATTCTACTCGTGGAGGCGCGTGGTATTGGCGTCTTCCGGAAGATGCCATAATCGGCTATGGAGAATTTTGCCCGTATGTCGATTTCTATTTCTCCGGACGGGTAGAGAGGACCTCTCGCCGAGATGACATCCCCGAAGATGGATGGGGGATGCGAATCGGCGACAGGTGCTGGCTTTATTTGGAAGGCGAGATCTCGCCGTGCTGGTTGAAAAGGTTAGAGAACCTGCTCGTGTGCGATCAATTCGGAGTAAATTCCGAAAAAGCTCAACGGCAAGGGCATCTAACAGTGGAGGATATTAGCATGACACCTGCCCGGTTGGTAGCCCAGAACTTTCCGCTATGGAAAGACACCGGTCATCAAATGGACCTGCTAACCAGGCGAAAAATATACAATCACCAGTTTTTCGGGGATTGTAGGATTTTCTTCGTCGATGATCGCAGATACAGAGTTGAACCGTGGGTTTGGCTCGTCTATTGCGTGGATTCGACATGGGTGGTTAGCCCGGACCACCCTGATGATCCAATCTTATTGTCACCGGGATGGTACAGAGCAGAGCATCCGGTTAAATCTTACAGATAATGATGGAATCCTTTTGGACCAGCAAGATAGCCATTAAGACTTGTGCGTTGCTGGTCGGCTTGGAGGACCGATCAGCAGGTTGGCTTTTAACTTTTAACAAGGGAGGTACAAAATGGCATGGACACCAACAAAGTGGGCATGTGGTCACGAGGGCCACATGCAATTATACGGAAAACATTCAGCTCGGGAATCGAAGGTGGCATATGAAGCCGGCAGGGTTTGCATGGTATGCTGGCTGATTGACGAGTGGGCCGAATCAAATGACCCGCGTTCGAAACGAGATGACCGCATGCAACTAGCGGAGAAGATAGCTGGAGGAAAAGGTATTCGGATTGATATCACAAAAGATTGCTCATATATGAGCACCTAAAGGTTAACCTCAGTTTAAGCCCTATGGAAACATAGGGCTTATGCGGATGTTAACTCAAAACAAGGGGAGGTAGGAAAAATGAAATACAAATCAAAATGCTTACAACATTTAAATGCAACGCCAAAACCTTTAGTTGAAGGATTAATTACAATTAATGCAAAATTTGAAGTAAATACAAAACAAAAACAGAGAATCATATTATTCGAAACAAAAAAAGGCGGGTACGTTCTCCCTAATGAATTTTCTGTCGTAATTTACTACCATACAAACACAATTGGATTCAATAATCTTACATATGCTAAGGCATCGGCAATTTTCTGGGCATTGGCTTCTAATTTAGATTAATCTGAATCTCTAACAGCAAGATAGCCATTAAGACTTGTGCGTTGCTGGTCGGCTTGGAGGACCGATCAGCGGGTTGGCTAAAACATTTAAATAGATAGGAGGTAGGAAAATGACAAATTTGCATGAATTACAAAAATCTGGAATTAACATAGAATTTGGCAGGTGGTCCGGACAACACCCAGGCCTAAACAAATCATTTCTGGTTCATAATTCCACTGCAAAAAAAATAATGGAATATCATAATTCTGGCTACAAAATTATAGTCGGTAACTCGCCATATGGACCTGGAATTATGATATCTCAATTCAATTCCCGATATCATGGGCATTCAATCAGAACTATCAGAGCAGTCAAAAAATCAAGCTAGCCTCAGTTTAAGCGCCATGCTCAGGTATGGCGCTTATGCGGATGTTAACTCAAAACAAAGGGAGGTAGGAAAATGACAAATTCAGAAAGACTCGAACTGGCAGAAAGAGTCAGAAAAGCAATTGAATCAAAAAGCCTCGATCATGCCCTATTAAAAGAACGAGATGAAATCGAGCGATTCTTGAACGTTAAAGCTGATGAATTACCCATTAATGTTTTGGTTGATTGCCATGTGGCAGTAGCAAGTGACGATATGATGGAATTACATCATATCGGATATGGGGTGAGAAGATGAAAGGGGCGATCACAAAAAAGAACTTTTTCGGGATTTGGAGGGCTTTTGGATTGAAGAAAGCCATTAAGGTTCTTTTTTCCAGAAGCCCAGTGGCATTGAATTTACTGATGTTATAAGGAGGTAAAAGAAGATGAAAAAAGGTCAAATGGTAAGAATTATAAGTGTACCAACCTCAACCGACGAATACTTAATAGGTCAGGCCGGTAAGATTATGAAGGTCGAAAAAGGCAAATGCACGCTTTTTCATGTCAGCATCCCAGGGCAGCATCGTAACCTGAGAATGTTTGAGGATGAAATCGAACCGGTCAGAGAAGATAGATATTTGCCACCAAATATGCTATCAGCAATAGCTGAAATAAACGGAGGTTAAAAATGCGATCCTTTTTGTATGCGTTACTTAGGATTTTAAATGATCTGAATGCAGTCAAAAAAAACAAGGTAGGTCGGCGGATCGGTAGACGAGCCGCTGGCAAGGTTACACAGAAAATGATGAATAAAATTTTTAAATGAAGGGAGGTAAATATGAAATCTGACCTACAAAGAGTATTAGAAAGCGAAGGATGGGTTGATGAATCATGGAAAACCGAGTTCATCTGTGACTACCTCGAAGAAAGAGGCCACTATGTTAATTATTCTGATCTGTCAGAACCCGTCATCGAATTCCTGATGGGTGAAATCGGGCTTGAAAGCTATATGTATGTATCGGTCCGATATGGTTTAGAACCACTGACAGCAAAGGCAATGATCAGAGATATGCTGAAAGCCGAAAAACTAATGGAGGATAAAAATGTCTAAACCTACTTTCACCTTTAAAAAAATGATTCATACCGGCAGGTACAAAGGCTTCGAAAAAGACTTTACCGATATAAAACTTAAAAGAAAAATCGTCGGCTACATTCGTGAAGTTGAATTTCGTAAATATAAAATTAGTTTTGCTGTTAAAAAAGAACCAACAAAAGAAGATCCTGCACCTTTCAGATGGGTCAGATTAGTTATTCAGTTTAAAACAGAAAAAGAAGCAAGAGAATTCCTAAAAGAAAGAGCAGAAGATATCATCAATAAATATGATCTTTATTCTTTTGATGACTAAAAATCAAACAGCAAGATAGCCATTAAGACTTGTGCGTTGCCAGTGAGCTTAGGAGGACTTACTGGCGGGTTGGCTGTTAAACTTTTAATTATTAAATAATAGGAGGTTGCACAACTATGGATATGAATAAGTTATGGGAAGAAAACGAAAAAACAATCAATTACCTATCAGGTTCTTTTTGGAACAGCTACCCAAAGATAGATAAAGAAGAGTATCGGGATAATGCTATTGACTGCTTCATCAGATGCTGTGAAAGATATCAAGAAGAAAGCAATAATGGAGCCTGTTTCAATACCTACCTACACACCAGCATTAAGCAGTATTTCAAAGGGATGATCGTCAACCACAGCCAGCAGCAGCATGATATAACAGAGTACAGTGAAGAACAGGCAATAAACAAGCTATCGCCAGAAAAAATGGTAGCTTTTAAGAATCAACTTGAATGCCTGAGCCAAGATGCTATCAACGTCATTAACCACATCCTTTTCGCCGCAGATGAAGTGAATAATACCGGCCGCTATGCAGCGACTCATGCCAGCATAACGAAAGGAGAGCTTAGAAAGAAGCTTCAAAAGAAGTGGTTCGGCAGAGGTGGGCAAAAAAGGGTAAATAAAGCATTTAAGGAAATCAAATCAGCAATGGCTTAATAATTTTTCCTATTAGATAGTTATAATATTTAAAGGAGGTTTAAAAAAATGTCTGATAAAAGACAAATATATCAGATGATCGATGAAAGTGATGAATTCACCATTGGCTGTCTTCTTGAGCTTCATTCAAGGCAGACATGGGATGAGCAGTACAGTCGATCAACCGATGAAGCAAACAGTGTAGGATTTAATAAAATCGATGCTTCCCCAATGTCTAACATCGCAGAATTCTATATTCAAAAAGAATTCATAACTCCAAAACAGATCGCCTTTGTAAAGAAGATAATCAAGAAGTATCATGGGCAATTAAGCACTAACATCACACCAAGACCAATCAAAAGATTACCGCAGCAGCCCCAAGCAGACGAGGAATACAAAAAAGTCGAAAAGATGAATGGAAATAAATTGGCCATCATCTTCCGTTTCCCTCGTGGTGATAAGAGATTCAGGGAAACGGTTGCAGATATCAAAAGCAAGGTTGCAGGTCGACGGTGGGAGCCGGAGCTACCAGGCAAACCCTGGACTTGCCCTCTATCTATTGAAAATATTGAGGCTCTTAATAATCTGGGATTTGAGATCCCAAATGACCTTAAAGAATGGCAGCAGCAGATGACCGCACCAATCGATGATATCCCAGAGGTCGATATCCCAGGTTTAAAAGGAGAGTTATATCCCTTTCAGAAGAAGGGGGTTGAGTGGATTGAAAGCAGAAACGGCCGGGCACTAATTGCAGACGAGATGGGTCTGGGGAAAACAGTTCAAGCTCTGGCTTGGCTACAACTCCACCCTGAAGCTCGCCCTGCCCTTATTATCTGCCCTGCATCAGTAAAGCTGAATTGGCATAGGGAGGCACATCGTTGGCTTGATAAACCAAATGTCACCGTCTTATACGGTAGATATGATAAAGATAAACCTCTCAAAATAGATGATGATTCAATCATCATCTGCAATTACGATATACTACCTAACCAAACAATCCGCGAAAAAAGAACCGGTATGAAAGATAGAATCGTTGAGCTGCCAAACACAGGCTGGGCTGATGCGCTAAAGAAAGTAGGTTTAAAAGTAATCGTGACGGATGAATCTCACTATACCAAAAACAGCAAAGCCCTAAGAACAAAGGCGGTAAAAAAGCTTGCTAAATATGCAGACAATATGATCGCCTTATCAGGGACGCCAATCACGAATCGACCAGTTGAATTCTTCAATACGATCAATATGGTCAACCCTAGGATATTCCCTAAATTCTGGGATTACGCTAAGCGATATTGCGATGCAAAGAATAATGGATTCGGTTGGGATTTTAGCGGAGCAACTAATACAAAGGAGCTACATGATAAACTAACAAAAACTTGCATGATCCGCCGCAAAAAGGCTGAGGTCTTGCCTGATCTACCAAAAAAGGTTAGATCAGTAGTGCCGCTTGAGATTGATAACAGAGAGGAATATAACAGAGCAGCTGCAAATATTATCAGATGGATCGAAGAAAATGAAGGCTTGGAGCAAGCAAAAAAGGCGAAGCAAGCCGAGGTATTGGTTGAATTTGAAAAACTGAAACAGCTTGCTGTGAAAGGCAAACTTGATCAGGCCATCAAGTGGATTGAGGACTTTATTGACATAGATGGTAAATTAGTTGTATTCGCCGATCACCAATTCACAATCAATGCCCTGATGAAAAAGTTCGGCAAAAAGGCAGTGAAGATTGATGGCTCCACCCCTCAGAAAGAAAGGCAAAATGTAGTTGATCGATTTCAGAATGATGACAGCATCCGCCTATTTATTGGAAGTAAGGCCGCGAAGGAAGGGATCACATTAACTGCATCGAGCAATACTTGTTTTCTTGAACTTTGGTGGGTCCCCGGCGATCACAGCCAAGCTGAAGACAGAGTCCATAGAATCGGCCAGGAAGCTGATTCCGTTAATGCATGGTACCTAATCGCAGAGAGAACAATCGAGGAAGGGCTTGCCACTATCCTCGATGAAAAGCAAAAGGTATTATCGTCGGTTCTTGACGGAGAAGATACTGACGATTCATCAGTTTTAATCGAACTTTTAAATCATTACAAGAAAGGAGGTTATTAATGGCCAAAAAGCAGATGGTAATAACATTAATGAAAGAAAAGGGTTTGGTGCAGATCGAAGGATTCAAAACACCCATAGAAATCAAAAAGCCAGAAGGTTGCATTGGCATCATGTACGCATGGGAATCAAAAGCAGCTGCATATCATTGGTATGGGAAAAAGGTACCAACAGTTAGGATTGAATATGATAAGAGTAAGAAAGGCAGCAATAAAGAGAATTAGAAAAGCACCAGTTAAGCAAAAAATAAACCGCTGGTGGCATTATAATCTAACAAGAGACAATCTATTAGAGTTCGGGATATATAGGGATTGGATGATACCCTATATATCCTTTGATAAAGCGATGAAGTTAGCTGGAGAAAAATTTACAGACAAAAGGAGCAACCAATGAAAATATTCAGTGTAAAAAATGATCTTATTTTTATTTATCAAGATAATGAACCAACCCTGAAAAGGACAATTGAAAATGCTGTCAAATCTGGCATTAGCTTAAATTATGCCGAGCTGAATAATGCCGAGCTGAATGGTGCCAAGCTGAATGGTGCCAAGCTGAATAATGCCGAGCTGAGTAATGCCAAGCTGAATGGTGCCAAGCTGAATAATGCCAAGCTGAATGATGCCGATCTGAATGATGCCGAGCTGAATTATGCCGATCTGAATGATGCCGAGCTGAATGATGCCGATCTGAATGATGCCGATCTGAATGGTGCCGATCTGAATGGTGCCGAGCTGAATGGTGCCAATCTGAATTATGCCAAGCTGAATTATGCCAAGATGAATGGTGCCAAGCTGAATTATGCCAATCTGAATTATGCCAAGCTGAATGATGCCAAGCTGAATGATGCCAAGCTGAACGGTGCCAAGCTGAATGGTGCCAAGATGAATAATGCCAAGCTGAATGATGCCGAGCTGAATGATGCCGAGCTGAATGATGCCAAGCTGAATGGTGCCTGGATGAATGATGCCAAGATGAATAATGCCAAGCTGAATGATGCCGAGCTGAATGGTGCCGAGCTGAATGATGCCAAGCTGAATGGTGCCAAGATGAATGATGCCAAGATGAATGATGCCGAGCTGAATTATGCCGAGCTGAATGGTGCCGAGCTGAATGATGCCAAGCTGAATTATGCCAAGCTGAATGATGCCAAGCTGAATTATGCCAAGCTGAATTATGCCAAGATGAATGATGCCGAGCTGAATGGTGCCGAGCTGAATGGTGCCAATCTGAATGGTGCCGAGGGGTTATTAGATCCATCTAAATGGCTGGAAGAAAACTTCAGATATATTTCAGATGGATTAATCACCTACAAAGATGTTCAATCCACTTTTCACAAAAAACCTGAATCATGGAAGATTGAACCTGGAAGCTATTTAGCAGAAATATGCAATCCAAACAGAACAACTGATTGTGGCAGTGGCGTTAATTTTGCAACATTGGATTGGCTGAGGAAATACTCACACCATGAAATATGGGAATGCATTATCGAATGGAAAGACCTCCCTGGAATCATTGTACCGTATAATACAGATGGAAAGGCAAGATGTCATCGCCTTAGATTAATTAGAAAAATATAATGCTATTTAACGCTAAAAAATTCTGTCAAGATCATCATATCGAGATGAGCCCTCCAGGGCATAAACATACCCGCCCTGGCTGGGTTCATATTCGATGCCCTTTTTGCAGTGGAAACCCAGGGTGGCATGGCGGGTTCAATATTAAAGAGGGATACTACAACTGCTGGCGTTGTGGGTATCACTGGATTGTTAAGGTAGTAGTAAATCTACTTAGTATATCCTATCAAGAGGCAAAATTAATCATCTATAATAAGGGGTATTCATCCGAGCAATTCAGATTTCAAAAAAGTAAAACATCAACCAGAATAAATTTTAAAAAAGAAATATCCCTCCCACCGATGACCCAATACAATCTCACAAAACAGCATATCGATTATCTACTATCACGCCGCTTTGATCCAATAGAATTAAAAACCAAATGGAATCTAATGTCAACAGGTAACATAGGTGCATATAGTCATAGGATACTTGCGCCTATTTATTTTAGAGGCCATATGGTTAGCTATCAATGCAGGGCTACAAAAATAGGCCAGAACCCACCTTATTTAGCCTGTGCTGGTCATGATGAGCTTATAAAGCATAAAGATATTATATATGGGTTTGACGCCGCTATAAGGCTAAATCAGTGCATTGTGGTTGAAGGGATAACAGATGTATGGAGATTAGGATATGGAGCGGTGGCTACATTCGGGAAGTCTTTCACTAAAGCACAACTGCTGCTGATTGCAAACAATTTTAAACATATTTTTATTTTACCAGATAGCGATGTTAAAGAAGAAGAAACAATGACAGAACCCTTAGCCGGGCTTGGAAAGGAGGTTGAAGAAATAAGATTGGATAAAGGTGACCCTGGTGATATGCGCCAGGGTGATGCAGACTATTTAATGAAGACATTAGGATTTTAAGAGAGGAAACAATTATGGAAGAAATAAATTTAAATTGGTTTAAAAAAAATAGAAAGGGGCTCGATAACTATATCAAATCTACAATTCAAGAATGTGATCTCGATCAACTTACATTCAGTGATATCCACGATGCGGTTCTTAATAACATAGGAGTGATAAATTACAATAATCAAGGCCCCGGCTTTCCGAAGTGGATTACAAGAAGAGTCAAGAAGCATGCTGCCGATCTTGGCATAGCTGTCCCGTATTACAGTGGGGAGAAAGGGACAAGAGCGGTCGGGATAAAGTTTATCAAACCGCCACCACCTTCCGAACAGACGCTACCTGAGAAAGAAACAACAGAACCCATTCACCAAGAACCAACGAATGATGAGCTCGATCTGCTGACAATCGGGAAAGCGATTGACCGTTATATCGATGAGCTAAAGACAAGAATCAAATTAGTAGAAGAGGAAGCAGAAATATCAAGGAATAAATTCAATCGCACTGTTAATGATCTCACTCAGGCCAATAAAGATAAAGATAGAACGATTGAAAAGCTAAACCAAAGGATCGCTAATCTTAATAATCTTGTTAAGAGTGATTCTCAAAAAAATAGATCGGCAACTTTTAAGTTTTCTGAGCTGGCAAATTTTAAATAGTAAAAAATTTTCTTTAAAATTAAAATTAAATAATATATAATTCTTTTACCTGATTGAGCTTGGCCTCTCGATCAGCTTCCACCAGGGCGATTCCACGGTAGGGTGCCGTTAACACCCTACCAAGCCCAATCTAATTGATACCTTTTAACGGGAGGTTAAAAATCACAATTCAAAAAGCCAACCAGAACGTATTCAATTCAAGGAGAGGTCTCTCTTATGGAAACAGAAAAGCATGGATTGTACATCCCACCAGAAGCATGGCATTCCCAAATCCCAAACTCTGCAAAAATCCTATACGGACGATTATGCACATTACCTTCTTTTAGCGTTGATGGCTCCTTTGCATCCCGAGAATGGATGGCAAGTGAGATCGGAGTCAGCAAACAGCGGATCACACAATTAATCCGAGTATTAATTGATGCAGAATTGATACTGGATAATGGTTGGCATATCGGAAAAAATAGACAGAAAACGAGAATCTTGAAGCGGAATTCATTAGAGATAACCAATAGAAAATTGATGGATAACGACACAGCGACAGGTAATAATAAATTATTAGGTGTCATGACAGGTAATAAAAAATTATTAGGGGGGTGTAATAATAAATTATTAGGTGTCAAGGAAGAAAATGATAAGAAAGTAGAAGAAAATCAAGAAGTTATAGGCGAAAGCGGGCGATCTAATAATAAGAGTATTAATAATAAGAGTATATATTCCTTTGCCTCGCCTGACGGCGAGGGACAAAGGGACATAAATCCTTCCCTTCCTTCCTATTATCAGAACAGGAATGGAGTCCGTCCTCATATCATCCGATTCACGAAATCTATCCAAAAAGAAATCATAAAAAACCATCCTGATAAATTTAGGCAATATTCCTCAGAACAAATTGATAATAAGATCAAGGATGGCTCCTCCGTAATCGATAAACTCATTCGTATAAACAACTTCGATTTTCAGACAGAAATAAAACCATGCCTACACTGGGCAATCAATGATGATTTTTGGACAGATCAGATCCGTTCCTTGGTTCCATTAAGAAATAAATCATCAAATGGGGAGATGAAGTTTACAAATATATTTGACTCCTGGAAATCAGATCTAAAGAAGAAAAAGAAAAAACGGAATGATGATAATCAACCTCCGACCATAGGTAAACCTTGGACGGTTGAAGAAATCAACAGATACAATGAAGAGCAAGACAAAATACTCAAGATTGAACGTGAAGAAAAACTTAAAAAGATTGCCAAGATGTCCTATGGTGAAATAGTTAGGCATAATCAGTCATGCAGGAGAGGGCATAAGATAACTGAATATGAAATGAAGGAAGCGGAAAAATATGGATATAGCGGATAAAGTATGGCGTCGTAGGAAGAGGGTCAATCTTACTCCATTAAAACGAATAGTCATCTTGATGGCAATCAATGACGAATTCCTTCTTTCCATTACCCCTCTATTTCAAGATACCTCATTTTTCCCCAATACTCCATATCTCCTAACAGTAGCAAAATGGATTATAAAGCATGGCAAAGAATACGGTCGAGCTCCAAGAGAATACCTTGATACCAAATTCAATGATTATCAGGCGGAGATTGGCAGTGATGAACCAGATGTAGAGCTGATTGCAAAGTTCCTAAAACAACTGAATGATGAATACCATAGAGGTGATTTCAACGATGTTAATGTTAAGTATGAATTGGAAGTGGCTGAGGAGCTTCTCCAATCCTACGCATTGATGAAGAATTCAAATGATGTTATTGAAGCCATTAAAGCTAACGCAATCAAAGAGGCGATTGAAATTAGAAAAACGTTCACCCTTCCCGCTATTAAAATAATCGAACGTCCTCCATCTGAAATAATCGAAAAGAAAGCCATCACATCCACCGACCTCATTAAAGCTGACATCAGTGAGCCAAGTCCAATCATAACCCCATGGCTGCATGATGGCAGCATTACGATGATATACGGTAAGAGAGGGGTTGGGAAGACATGGATATCCTCAATCATCGCCGTATGTGTTACAAGAGATAATAATGTCGATGTGCCAAAGATAGGAAATTGGAATGTAAAGAGGCAAGCGGGGGTATTATATATTGACGGTGAGATGGATGAATATCATTCCCAGAAAAGACTGCGACTGCTGACAGGTCGAAGGATGAGGGATGAACATCCGGGTAACCGCCTCACCATACTTTCCTCATCAAGGATTGCGACCGATTACAGGCAGCAAATAAAAATCAGTGATAAGCTATGGAGAGAGGCTATTTACGATTATCTTGCCGCCGACGATAGCTACCAGCTGATCATCCTTGATAACATTGCCAGCTTGACCCCAGGAGTTGATGAGAACGATAAAAGCAGTTGGGACCCAATCAATGAGTGGATGCTGTCACTGAGGCATCTTGGTGTCGCTGTAATTTTCATACATCATGCAGGCAAAGGGGGTGGACAGAGAGGTACATCAGGAAGGGAGGATAATGTAGATAATATCATTAAGTTAGGGAAAGGGTATGCGGAAGGCAATTATGATTCAAGTGCTATTTTCATCGATATCAATTTTGAAAAAGCAAGAAATGTCGAATCCTCTAAAATAAGTCCTTTTGGTTTGAAGATATTTGAAAACAGAAGATTAAGAGGATTTGACTGGGAAATATATGATATTAAGAAAGATGATTAGTAAAAAACTAATTTTAACAGCTCTCATTTAGCTGAGATTAAACGATCTCTATCTAAGTAATACCTTAGTATTAACTGATTAGAAAACAACCTTTAAAAGCTGAATAAATAAAAAATAATATAAATCCTTATAATATAACAAAAGGTGAAAGGAAAAAAATCAGATGCTATCAATCACAAAACTATTTCGATTCTCAGCCAGCCATCAACTCTATAACCATAACGGGAAGTGCCATAGGTTGCATGGTCACTCATACCTGCTTGAGATAACGATTGAAGGAAGACGGAAGATAAATGATACAAGAGCTCCCGACTATGGCATGATTATGGATTTTGGTAAGCTGAAAAAAATTGTAAATGATCATGTGATAGACAAGCTGGATCATTCACATCTCAATGACTTCGTATTCACTCCAACCGCAGAAAATCTTACTTTTTGGATCGCTAATCAACTGTATGCACATATCGACGGATTAAAAAGAGTGAGGCTATGGGAAGAGATGGGATCGGCTTGCTGCACATGGGAAAGCTAAAATATTATGGTTGCTGAGAAGAAATATAAAGTGATCAAATTAGAAAGTGATAGATCACCATGCAATCATTGTAGATTCAAGGATATCGATAAGAATATAACTACATGCCTCTCATGTAAGAAGAGAGAGAAATATGCAGGAACCATAGATCCTGAAAACATCTGCCGCCGTTGGGTATCGTCCTATAGTGGAAGATGGGAAAAAGAAGAGGAAGAAAATAGAAAAATAGGGCGAAAGAAGATAGTGGTTGATCGGATATTAAAAGGTAGAGTGATTGATTTTTCAAGCGAGTATTGTGATGAGAAGTTTGATATGGAATTGAGCATTATCATTGACGATACAAGATTTAAGGGTAGAAAAATAGCCTCTTATCGCTACCAATTGATAAGAGCAATTAAATCTCGCCTCCGTCTTAATCACGCAACAATTGCCAGGTGCTTAGGGATGAAGTATCATACCGTGAATAATATAATGGCAAGGGATAGGATTACTAAGTGAAAATCTATTTTGCGGGCAATCTTGCTGATAATACAAGAATTAAAAAAGCCCATCTATTAGTTAAGTATAGATTATTGAGTTATTACTTCATTAAATATGACCAATTCAAAGTTAAAGAAGAATTTGAATTGATTTCAAAAAGGAATCAAAAATGCAGCAAAAAATCGCAATCAACGAAATCTTCACCAGCATAGACGGTGAAGTGAATAGATATGGTCAGGGTGGGTTGACAACCTTCATCCGTTTTTCTGGCTGTAGCCTCCGCTGCCCGTATTGCGACACAAAGCAGGCGCAGAACAAATTGTCTGGCGCCCTGATGACAATTGATGAAATAATTCAGCAAATCAAAACGCCAAGGGTGACGATAACGGGTGGGGAGCCGCTTGAGCAGATTGAAGGTTTTAAAACTCTGATGTACCACCTCCTATCTCCTTTTGATTCGGAATACCTTGTATCAATAGAAACCAATGGTACAATTGAAATCCCTTTTGATGAATTTCTGTATGCAGGAAGACGGATTGGTTGGGTAATCGATTACAAGCTTGATTATGATACCATTTCACCATATCGGAATTTTAAGAATGCTGGTAAGGGTGATTGGATTAAGATTATTATTGGTAATAACGATAGAAAAGATCCAATTCCTAAAACAGTCAAGGATTATCAGCTTGCCAAAGATGCTTTCAATAACTTTAGAAAGCTTGGTACGAAGGCCAGATTCGCCATCGGTTTCGTTAATCCTAAAAGAGACGCAAAGCATGTGGTTAAATGGTTAGTGGATGATCAGATATTTGATATCCATTTAAACATCCAGCTTCATAAATTTATTGATATGAAGTGAAAAAAGTGAAAAAAGTCAAATAAAAAATGGACAAAACTCTTATAATATATCAAATGGCAAACAAACAAGGCCAAAAATTTTAAACAAAGGGAGAAAGAAAATGAAAAAGAAAGACGTAACAAAGGAAAAACTGGTAAAGGTGGTTGAAGAAATGAATACCATACTTGAGCTTGAACCGCCTATCGAAACTGAAGGTAAAGGGATCACAAAAGCCAAGCTGATTGACGAAATCGAAGAAACCGCTGAACACTGCTTCAAGCCCGGTGATGTGATCAGCCCCGAAACCCAGGAAGTTTTGAAGGCCCTTGAAATCCCGTTTCCTGATCAAGCTGATGAAGTGGACGAATCCCAGGATGAAGAAGCCGCCGAACCACCCAAAACTGAGAAAAAGGAAAAGGTGAAGAAAGAGAAGAAAGAGAAGGTAAAGAAAACAAACAGACTGATGGCGACCATCGATGCCGTAGCTGTCCTTGGGCTGGACGCCGAAGATGATGAACTTGCAAAAAAAGCCAGTGAGATCTATCTCAAAAACGGCGGTAAGGATGTCGGTGATAAGGAAACTAAGCAAGCCATGTGGTGGGTGAAGAACTTCCGTCAAGTCACCGCCGCAATGAAGGAGCGTGGAGTAACTGTTTAGCAAAGGTTGATAAATTGAATTTGATTAAAATAGAAAGTATGTGGAAAGATCTTCTCTCGGAAATCGGTGACGATCCTTCGAGAGAAGGTCTTATTCGTACCCCTTATCGTATTGCGAAAGCATGGTGGGAATTGTTTTCAGGGTACCGCGATAAGCCCCCAAAGATTACCACTTTCAAAGAACAGTGCAAAGGTTTGATCATAGACAGAGGGTACTTCTTTTCATTCTGTGAACATCATGTCTTACCATTCTTCGGCGATTATTATTTTGGTTACATACCAAGAAATAACATGATAATCGGCGCGAGTAAGATAGGTAGAACTATTGATCATTTTTCTGCCAGACTTCAAGTGGCCGAGAGGATATGCTGTCAAGTCGCCGATTATATAGATAGTGAGGCAGATACGAACGGTATAATATTGATTATGACTGGGCGGCATCTTTGTAAAGAAATGCGCGGTATCAAAAAATACGATTCTATATTTGAAGCTAGTGAAGCTAGAGGTTGTTTTCTGAAAAATACCAATGGATGTAAAGACGAGTTCCTCCTTAGAATTAATTCAAAACTATAACCACTATGCCATTTAAAACATTCATCGTCATAAAGACACAATTTGAAGCCATACACAATTGGCCTGATTGTGGTATTGAATCTGTAAGCTACCTGCGGAATCCACATAGACACATTTTTCATGTTGAGATGAAGTGGATTGTTGAGGGTTTAAATCGTGATATTGAATTCATCGACCAAAAGCATAAAGTTGATGATTTTATCCATAAAAAATTGGCATATAAAAATATTGGTGCAATGAGTTGTGAGATGATCGCGTCAAGATTGATGACAAAATTCAATGCTCGCTTCGTGAGTGTTTTTGAAGATGGCGAAAATGGTGCAGAGATATGTATGACTACATAATTATCGACCCTGCCTCAACTGAATTCAATCGAGGTAGTTTTTGTTACCTTCCATATATACTGTACTCTGCACTTACTAAGAGTGGTGCAAAGGTAGCAATATATGAAAATTTTACTGCCGCAGACATTGATTGCCTCCCTAAAGCAAGCCGTTATCTTATATCAATATGGTCTTATCCACAGATCGATACCGCACTTGTCATAGATCGTTTCCTGGAAGGAAATAAATCATTTTTTGGTTACTTTCCCTTGATAGATCATTTGAAGTTGGATGAATTTATTTTCCCAGATCATATGATACTGTCTGGAATAGAAAACTACCCACTATATTATAGCGACTTCAACTTCATCCTACTCTCAGATTGCGACATGCACTTGAAAAAATATAGTGGACAAGTCTATCCTTTGTTTACATCATACGGATGCCCTAATGGTTGTTCGTTCTGCCCCAGTACAGTCAATTGTGAAAAGCGCCGTATCATCATACCGCTTGAAAAGGTAGAAAAAATCATCTACTACTGCAATGGAATAGGAATCCATAACATTCATTTTACTGATGAGGATTTCTTCTTCAATATCGACAGGGCGCATTCGATACTTAAAATATTTGAAAAGCTGGATACTGATTTCCAGTTGATATCACTTGGTAGTGCTGTAAAGGTACGGTCATATATAAAAAAGTATGGCGAGAATACGTTGGCAGCATCAGGTATGAAACTGATTGAGGTTGGCCTCGAGACAGCCGATTCAGATTTGGCCACCTCCATGCATAAACCTGGGCATAAGAGTTGTACATGGCTTGCCGAAAATGCTAAGACACCAATATTCTGGTTGACCATGACCTTCTTTCCTGGAGAGACGATACACTCACTCAATCTTACTGGAAGATTTCTAAAGAAATATGGCTATAAGCAAGACGAACTCTACGGTAGAATAAGAACGAATAGTACAGTTGGAGGGTTGGGACAATTTTTTCAGTTCTATCACGGTACGCCATTTTATTCAGACAAGGATTTTCTAGGTATGTCTCTGAGTGATTGCCCTATTCGTCTTCTACCAAGCTTTGTTCCCTATTCTTTCCTTGGATCAAAAATAGAGTCCATTGGTGATGCCAGTGATGCAATTGACTGGTTTAAGTTGTATAACCTCCACCCTGAGATGATAAAGCTCACAAAAGGGAATTGTATAGATGAATATGTCAACAAATATAAGGGCTATATGAGGGTAGCTGACATACTTACCTATCTTGCAATCTGCGCAAGGCTTGGAGTTATAATATGACCATTTGGAATGTCCCAATAGAAAGTCTTGAGGAAAGGTACAGCTCGCAATGGGGACGCTGGTTTCATATTGAATTCACAAGGCTTGGCATCGAATATAGAGCCATTCCTGGCATTCGTCTGACAGACAAAATAACCAAAGGTTCATTTCTTGATATATGTGGAACAAATTATTTCAAAGCGAACCAACTCAAGGTAATATCTTCATTGATGTTTGAAGGGCAAGTAAAAGACGGTGATATTTTTCTGTTTCATGACCTATGGTTCCCAGGCATTGAGATGTTGGCTTATATGAGAGATGGGCTTGGAATCGATTTCAAGATATGCGGAATACTTCATGCAGGCACTTATGATCCGTATGATTTTCTTTCAAAGAAAGGAATGGCGAAGTGGGGGGAGAAATTAGAGGAATCATGGTTCAGAATAGCTGATATGATATTTGTTGCTACTCAATGGCACCGACATCTATTATACAGTAACCGGATCGTAGAATGGGATAAAATAAAAGTGACAGGCTTACCTATTTATTTCGACTTTGCCCCTAATGAATTACCAGAAAAAGAAAATATTATCGTGTTCCCGCATAGGTTAGATGAAGAAAAAAATCCTCAATTGTTCGATTTATTTCAGACAAGATTTCAAGAAGACAAATCAATCAAGGACTCATGGCAATTTTTAAAAACAATGGAGCATTGGAAGGGCAAAAAAGGTTATTATGATATGCTATCAAGATCGAAAATAGTTGTCAGCTTCGCCGACCAGGAAACGTGGGGAATAGCTATGCAAGAAGCCCTCTTTCTTGGTTGCTTCCCAGTCATCCCAGATCGCCTGAGTTACACTGAAATGTATGAGCCTATGTTTAGATACTCTTCCTATGCTGAAGCCATGACTCTGATTAAATATGGCATGGAGAAGTATGAATCAAAAGAGGTACAAGATACAATAAGGCTAAATAAAGAAAAGCTTATAGGCGAAGGAAAAGATGCAATAAGGAGGATGATATGCGAGATGGAAATGATGAGAAAATAGACCTGTTTCTCGACTGCGGAGCGGTGTCAATTTATAACAAGTTGGTGCGGAAAGGTGGTAGAACAGAAAGTGGCGTCCATACAGGCGCATATTTCAAAGACCGCAAGCATGATGATTTCAGCTACATACACACCAAAGAGTACCAGGAGTATAGAGACAGTTACATTGAATTTATCAAGAAAAATAAGAAACACCTAACCGTATACTCCAACCTTGATGTGATCAATAATGCAGAGCTGACATGGGAAAATCAAAAGATAATGGAAGGCGAAGGATTATCGCCTATTCCAGTCTACCACATCAGCAACAAGCCTGGTGATACTAAGTGGTTAAAAAAGTACATTGACAAAGGGTATGATTACATCGCACTTGGCGGTGGTTATCCAAACCCGCCAAAGGAGACATTCACAATCTATGATCGAATATGGAACGATATACTGACCGATGACAAAGGTATGCCAATCGTCAAAGTTCACGGCTATGCAGTCACTAGCCTTAAAACTATGTTAAGATACCCTTGGTATTCGGTTGACTCAACCAGTTGGGTTATGACTGCAAGAATGGGAAGTATTTATATTCCAAAATCTAAAAATGGAAAATATATCTATGATATTGATCCATTTAAAATATTAGTTTCTAATCGCAGCCCAAGACTATGTGACAGCCAATGGCATATTGCACACATAAGCCGGCAGAATAAAGAACTTCATAAATATATATTGGATTATTTTGACTTCAAAGGATTCATACTAGGTGAAAGCGATTTTAAGGTCGTTGACGACAGTTACAAGCCAGACAAGAATGAAAGATTGATGCCAAACGATGTCATAAAAAAATGGAGGATGATGGGAGACAAATCAAATGAGATCATAAAAGATAAATTCAATGTTCTCCCTAGCGATGGAGAAAAAATGGTTGAAATAATAAAAAGCCCAGGGCTCTGCAATAGTTATATATCAAGAGATGAGGCTTGTATCATATACTTCACCAATCTTCAAAATGCACTGCCTGAATGGCCCACTCCATTTAAACTAAAAAAGAAAACAAAATCAAAAGGATTATTTAAGGTATACAAGACATGAAAATGAAAATGTATTGGAAAGATCAGAAAACTGGAGGGCATGGTAGCGCTGGAATCGGGAAAAAGGTGCATGAATTAAGCGGCGGCAAACTTGGGATTGGGCTTTCATTTAATTATGATCGTAAAAGAATCGATGCTATCGATAGGGCTATGCAGACTGACTCAACCAGCTATCAGGCTAAATCAAGAAATATGAAAAGGTGAGAACAATTGAAGATATATCTTGCTGGTTACGGGCACCAGATAGAAAAAACCCCATTTGTGAAGGAGCTTGAAAAGGATTGGCACTGCCTTTTGTCATATTATTTCTTTAGCCCCAAGAATGTTGACAAAGGGATGATGAATAGGTTTGATTACATATGCAAAAAGAAAAAGCAGATTAGAGAACAAAAAGGCAGAAGTTAATGATTATATACATAGCTGGACCAAGACCTGACACCATTAATATGATGATGAAGAGAACTGATTACATCCTCACTTCTTTCTACTACCAAAGCATAGCAACATCAGAAATAAAACCTCTACAAATAATCAAGCAGCACAACGAAAGGATAAAAAATGAAGCTAAAAAGAACCGCGCTCATCCAAGCACTTGAAAAAGTCAAACCAGGCCTTGCCAACAGTGAAATCGTTGAGCAATCAACCCACTTCATCTTCGATAACGATACGATTAAGACATACAATGATCAGATCGCTATCACTCAACCCTTTGAATCGGGGCTGATAGGGGCAATACCAGCGAAGGAATTCCACAACCTCTTTAAAAAGATCCCAGATGATGAGATCACTTCAAGCCAGAAAGAGAACAAGTGGATATTCAAAGGACAGAAGAAACAGGCAACTTTTAATGCGAGCGAGGAGATTAAGATTCCTCCGATCACCGTCCCTGCTTTCAGATCAAAAGAATGGCATCCACTGCCAGACAATTTTAAAGAAGCAGCAAGGAATTGTATCTTCTCCGCAAGCCGTAACATGACAATGGTCGCCCTGACCGGAATCCTGTTTACAGATGGTTATGCTTATAGTTCTGACAACTTCCGTGCGACAAGGATGAAGCTTGATTCAAAGGTAAAAGAGAAGTCCTTGCTGCCAGCCTCTGCCGCCAAAAGCCTCATCAACTACAATCCTACAAAGTACTTTAGCGATACCAATTGGCTCCATTTTGTCAACAATGAAAAGACCTCCTTTAGTTGCAGGCTCTTAGATGAGGAATACCCGGAGGAGATATTCGGCGTATTTGATGCAAAAGGAAAGAAGCTATCCTTGCCTGCCGAATTAAAACAAGTGGCGGGGAGGTCGGCTGAGCTTGCAAGTGGTGAGTTCGAGTATGATAAGTCAATTCGCCTCTGTTTCAGCAAAGGCACTCTGAAGTGCATAGGTGAAGGAGAGATCGGGAACTACAGTGAGGAACTGGATATGAAGTATACAGGCAAGGAGATGGAGACATCCATCCAGCCTAACCTGTTGATTGAAATCATCGATAAGCTGCAAGATGCCACTATCACCGATAATACAATTATATTTAGAGGTGATACATTTGATCATTTAATTCTA